TTTTCTTATTATCCATATAATGATAGTGGATACTATAGAAGAGGCACAACAAACGTTACAATATATCAAAGATCGTAAAACTTTGCTAGTGCCTGTATACTGTAGTCCGATAATACATCCTGCAGTCAATCGTTTATGTGCAATATACATTTATACAGAAGATGATGTAGAACGTATGATTCCCATACATCATACAGAACAATTAAGGGGCTTTTCAGAACTTGTCCCGGAGTTTCTGGCTCTGCAGAATATCTTTGTTCACGACAAGAAGCGATGGTTACAAACGGGAGGAAACAATGCTGTATGGGATGTTAAGACATTGTGGTGGTATACATATGGTGAGGCATATGATGAAAGTCATTATCCAACTGCGGCACATCAATTTTATTGGCGACGACACACTGCTTTAGATGCAGTTAATTGCATTGTTCCATTACAGCAACACATGGCAATGTGCCAAAAGATTCGCCACTATGCTTGGCCAATGTGTGTAAATGCAAAATTGTCGGAATCATATTTGCAATTCAATGCAACATATCCTAACGTGTTTGCAAAGATTGAATCAGCCGGCTTAGCAGTTGATGAAACATTTCGAATGCCAGAATTGATGCATGAAGGACGTGTTTATTCACAATATCATTATCACACAACAACCGGTCGTCCTAGTAATGCATTTCGAGGATTCAATTTTGCTGCAATGAATAAAGAAGATGGCACGCGAGCCACATTTCATAGTAGATTTGAACGAGGAGCATTGGTAGAAATGGACTTTGATTCATATCACGTACGGCTCATTGCAAAAATGATTGGATATGAATTGCCCGCATCATCAATACATGATTATTTGGGTAGATTCTATTTTGGTGTAGATGCATTAACAGATGAACAGCGAGATGAAAGCAAAGCAATTACATTTCGTTTGTTGTATGGAGGTATTGATCGAGAATTTTTAAGCATTCCATTTTTTGCACAAGTAAATGATTTTGTATACAAGATATGGGATAAATGGAAACGTACTGGTTGTGTAGAAACACCTATATTGAAACGCAATATTTGTCGTGAAGGTTTACAAAACATGACAGCAAATAAACTTTTTAACTATTATTTGCAAGCAGTAGAAACCGAAGTATCAGTGCGCAAATTGCAACAAGTACAAGAAATGATAGAACCATATACAAGTTGTATGATTCTATATACATACGATTCGGTATTATTTGATATAAATTATCAAGAAGCACGAGAGTTACTGCCTCAAATTAAAGCAGTATTAGAACAAGGCAATTTTCCGGTAAAAACGAAAGTTGGCAATATTTATGATAAAATAAAAACTATTTCTTTATGAACATTGATTTAATTTTAACAGAGTGGTGTTTTCGATTGCCCAAAGGTTATCCTACATCTGCTAAGGACTATGAAGTACTATACAATGTACTGATAGACACGGCGAAGGTTACACCTGAATATGCTCGGCAAATTGTTGAGCAAGCTAAAGGTAACGTTAAAGATCTTATCAAAGAATCACTCGACATCGGCTCTATTGAAAATCAATTTTTATCAAAAGCTGTACAGGAAGCCGGCAAAGAAAATGAACTTGCAAAATTTTTAAGTTTATTACCAATTGAAGCTGAGATGCCTACTTTAAAGTTATTAAACAGCTTATCATATGAAGATTCTAAACAATTTGCATCTTTATTATATTCAGAATCTGATGTCAGTGAACAAATGTTAAATACAATTAATTTCAAAAGTGGTTTAACTGGCCGCTTATTTGAAATACGTCCGCCAGGCTTAGGAAAAGGCGAAGTACTATTAGCAGCACTAATTCGAGATTCTTTTATACAAGGTGGAAATGTTTCATATGATTTAAATGTTAATGGCGGAAAATATGAAGTAAAGGATTATAGCAATCCAAAAAAACCAAATGCATCAATTCGTTTAGGAACAAAAGGAACTGTAACACGATTCCGATTTTGGAATGAAATTACTTCAACATTTCAAAGATTATCACAATTACGAGGTATTGATTCGCCAAAATTTGATTTAGATAAATTATTACCAGAACCATTGTTAGAAGCAATACGATATTTAGATAGTCGAAGAGATGTTATTTTAGCTGGTAATCTTGGCATGAAGGATAAAAAATATTTAGATATGTTTTATCAAGAAGCAAATAAATTATCATCAGAAATTAAAGGTTATACCAATGTTATTTTGAGAGGACCGAATGCAGTTCCAATTGAAATGTCAATTGAACCACTTGATGATGCAAGCGGCGATGCATTTGTGATTCGGCCTATTCGAGATGAAAGTCAAAACTTAACATATGTCAATGCCGAATTACGCCGATTAAAATACGTTAGAAACCCATTAGAATTAGAACGAGATATGGCATCAGCTGTTGAAGCCATCATTAATGATGTAACATATATTGTATTCCGTCCTAATCGAATTAATGTTACGCAAGATTTACGTTATGCAGCAACTGACGCTGGCAAGATACGTATTGTAGAAAAAACTATTATACCAGATGATATTGATGATATCGAAGAATCCATTGAGGAACAATATTGAAAACACAATTACTTTGCACCTTTGCACATAGATCAGATTTAAACATAGTAACCGATTACATACAACAAAGCTATGTAATACCAGAACGCAGAATATTTGTGTTTGCTAATGCAGAAGCTGCAGACAATTTATATTGCACATATAATGCAGATGCTACAACGCAAAGGGGTCAGAATACAATCAGCATACACCGAAAAAAAGAAACTAATACATTGTATACGGTAAATGCACTTAATGAAGTTATTCGTGCAGTAAACAATGGAGTATTAGACAAAACATATCAATTGGATTGGAGTAAATATCAGAACTCATTCATCCTAACAGATGATGCTGGATTCCGTGTTATTGAATTAACGTTCTTTAAGAAATTTACATGGAATTGATATTTATTATAGTATAAAGGATTATTATGATTAGAATGAAAAACTTACTTGCAGAAAGAATGCGCAGAATTGGCACTAAAAATATCAATGAAGACAGATTTATACATCCAAAATCTGATGATATGATATACAATACTATTTTAAATTTGATTGAAAAGATTAGCACACAATTAGATGCTGAAAGTATTCGAGCTACAATTGAAGACCAATCTGCAGGTGCAAATGATAATGATTATTATGACACTATCATGTTTAAAATAATCCCAATGATTAAAGAATTGACTCAGGACATTCAAGAAGATGTTAACTAAAACGTTGTATAACAACAAAATAAAAAAACTTAACTAATTACTTTGATTTACCCCATTAATTATCTATATTATAATTAATATTTTATTTTATTAACCACTTAAAACAAGGAATTAAAAATGGCCTTAAATTTAGATGCTATTAAAGCAAAACTTAACCAATTAAACAAAACCGATGACAAGAAAAACAACGTATGGAAGCCTGAAGCAGGCAAGACACGAGTTCGAATCGTTCCTTACGTGCATCGCAAAGACAATCCTTTCCTAGAATTGTACTTCCACTATGACATTAGTAAAAAATCAATGTTATCTCCAATTACATTTGGTAATGCAGATCCAATCGTAGAATTTGCAGACAAACTTAAAAAGACTGGCGATAAAGAAGATTGGCTAATGGGACGTAAAATTGAACCTAAGATGCGTACTTATGTTCCTGTAATTATTCGTGGCAAAGAATCTGAAGGCGTAAAGTTTTGGGGTTTTGGTAAAACAATTTACACTGAATTGTTATCAATTATTTCTGATGCAGACTATGGTGATATCACAGACTTAATGAATGGTCGCGATATTGATGTAGAATTTACACCTGCAGAAGGAGCTGGAGCATATCCAAAAACAGCAATCCGAGTTAAACCTAACACTCAGCCAGCAACTGAAGATAAAGAGATTGCACAAAAAATCATGAATCAACCTGAAATCACTGATTTATTTCCTGAACCATCTTATGATGAATTAGAAAAAGCATTAGCAGAATGGATGAATCCAGAAAATGCAGATTCTGATGTTGAAGAGTCAGCGCCAGCAGCAGAACCAGCAGCTGCACCTGCATCAAAACCAGCAGCTACTAAAGTAGACAATGTTGCTGATGCATTCAATGATCTTTTTAATTAAGAAGGAGTCATAAATGGCAAAAGGTAAAAGTAAACTGGAATTAACAGATACTCTAGCAAATACATTAGCTGAAAGTATCAATAAACAGTTTAAGGGTCAAAATCTTAAGACTGCATTCTTTTTAGATGGAGATGACGATTCTCCAAGCAATGTGTCTGAATGGGTTTCATCCGGATGCTCAATGTTAGATCTAGCAATTTCAAATCGGCCTTATGGTGGATTTCCTGTAGGCCGGATTACCGAAATTACCGGATTAGAAGCATCTGGTAAATCATTATTAGCAGCACACACTTTAGCAGAGACGCAAAAGAAAGGTGGCTTAGCTGTTTATATTGATACAGAATCTGCTACGAGCTCTGAATTCCTAACGGCTATTGGTGTTGATTTGAAAACAATGCTTTATGTTCCATTAGAGACAATTGAAGAAATCTTTGAAACTATTGAAACAATTGTAGAAGGAGTTCGCAAGTCAGACAAAGATCGTTTGGTTACAATTGTAGTAGACTCAATTATGGGTGCATCTACAAAAATCGAAATGTCAGCTGAATATGATAAAGATGGGTATGCAACATCGAAGTCAATCATCTTATCAAAGGCAATGCGTAAAGTAACCAATTGGATTGCACGTGAGCGTATTTGTCTTATCTTTACAAATCAGTTACGTACCAAATTAGGCGTATCATTTGGAGACCAATGGACAACTGCAGGCGGTAAGGCAATTCCATTCCATGCATCAGTTCGTCTTCGTCTTAAAAATACAGGAATGATCAAAGCCAAAGTCAGTGGCGTAGAACAAGTTGTAGGAAGCAAAACAAATGTGCAGGTAGTTAAAAATCGTATGGGTCCACCACATCGCAAAGTAGATTATGAAATTTACTATGATAGTGGTATTGACAATTACGGTGGATGGTTATCAATCATGAAGAATTTCGATTTAGTTAAACAATCAGGTGCATGGTATACATTGGAAGATGTTGATCATGAGACCGGCGAAACGTTTGGCGAAATGAAATTTCAAAGTAAAGATTTTGTTGAAAAGGTTATTAATAACCCAGAAGCAAAAGATAGGTTATATAGAAGAATTTGCGATGCTTACATATTCAAATATCAAGCTGGAATCGATGGTGGTATTGATGATGTAATAATCACTGATGAATTCGTTGATGAAGAAGGATAATGAATAAGTATCAACAATTATTCAAACAGTTACAACAAGAAAGGAATTCGAGTCCGTTAGATGTTAATGATCATCTCATGGTATTTGACGGGCTCAATACCTTTATCAGAAGTTTCGGTGCAACTCCCGCTTATAATGAAGATGGAGATCATATCGGAGGCATTACTGGATTTTTATATTCAGTAGGCAAAACGGTACGAGACTTTAAACCTACACGTTGTGTTATTGTGTTTGATGGCAGAGGTGGCTCTGCTAAACGCAAAAAGATTTACGGAGATTACAAAGCAAATAGAGCTAACAAAACAAAGCTTCGTCGTCATGATCATCATGATTCAACTATTGAAGATGAACAAGAATCAATGCGACATCAATTCAGTCGTTTAGTTTCTTATTTAGATAATTTACCAGTAACGTTTATGTCAATAGATGGCATTGAAGCAGATGATGCAATTGCCTATATTGCACAAATGTATGAAGATACATGCAAAAAAATTACCATTGTTTCTACGGATAGGGATTTCTATCAATTGGTAGATGATCGCATACAAGTTTGGTCTCCTATCAAAAAGAAAATGTATGATGTAGAAGCAGTTCAAGAAGAATTTGGGGTGCATCCTAACAACATGGTTATTTACAGATCATTTACAGGAGATGCATCTGATAATATTCCTGGAGTAAATGGCATTGGTCCAAAGACCATATTAAAATTGATTCCAGAATTAGCACAGCCTGCAGAATATTCAGTTGATGCTTTATTAGATAAAAGTCGAAGCAATCTTAAAGAATCTAAATCATATCAAAAGATTTTGGATAATGCAAGAATCATCGAACAAAATTATCAACTAATGAATATCAAATTATTAGATATTCCAGCTCAAACTGCTAGCAAAATTCGAGGCATCATGGAACAGCCTATATCAGAATTAAATCGTTCAGAATTTCAACGATTGTTTTATGAAGATAAGATGTGGGCTATCATGAAGAATTTACCAGATTGGTTAAACAATACTTGGTTGTCTTTGAATGCATTTGCAAAACAAACACACAAATAATATTTGGTTCCAAGGATTTTTTCCTTATATAAATAATATATGACTGACAAACTAAGTGAATACGGGTATGGCTTCCAAGTGAAGGTATTATCCGCGATGTTTACGGATAGAATATTTTTACAACAAATTGCAGATATTATTCAAGCTGATTATTTTGAATCAGATTCAAATAGTTGGTTGCTTGATGTGATATTAGAACACTTTCGACAATACAAGGCACCGCCGTCTAAAGATGTACTTAAGGTAAAAGTTACTGAAATTGAAAATGATATTCTAAAAACTGCAGTATTGGAACAACTCAAAGAAGTGTTTCGATTCATGGAGTCAGATGACTTATCATTTGTAAAAGATGAAATTCTTAAGTTTTGCAAGAATCAAGAAATTAAACGTGCTATTATGGATTCTGTTAACCTATTGAAAATGGGTAACTATGATGAAATAAAAAGCAAAATGGATAGTGCCATGAAAGCTGGCGCTGACACTAATATTGGTTTGGATTATATTAATGATGTTGCATCTCGTTACAATGAAGCAGCTCGACATACAATTACCACCGGTTGGGATGTTATTGATGACTTAATGGACGGAGGATTAGCTCCAGGCGAATTAGGAGTAGTAATGGCACCTGCAGGTATTGGTAAATCATGGATGCTTATTAACATTGGAGCAAATGCAGTTAGAGCAGGCAAGACAGTTATACATTATACATTGGAGCTCAATGAAAACTATGTAGGTCAACGATATGATTCTGTATTAACTGGTATCAATGCCCAAACATTAAAACATCATCAGGATACAGTTGAAGAAAAAATGAAAACTTTACCTGGATCATTGATTGTTAAGTATTATCCAACAAAATCAGTTGGAGTAATGGCATTGAAAGCTCACATTGAAAAAACCATAATGCAAGGCAAACCACCTGATTTAATTGTAGTGGATTATGGCGACTTGCTCAAAGTAAATACTAAAAAGGACAAACATGAAGCCTTAGAGGACTTGTACGAAGAGCTGCGAGGAATGGCGGGCGAGTATAAAATTCCAATATGGACTGCATCACAAGCAGGAAGAAGCGCCTTAGAAGAAGATATTATTGAAGCAGATAAGATTGCATCTTCATATGGTAAAGTAATGGTTGCTGATTTCTTGATGTCATTATCCCGCAAGGTAGAAGATAAGATGTCAGGAACGGGTCGAGGACATGTTATTAAGAATCGTTTTGGCCCAGATGGTATTACACTACCAAGCAAGATTAATACAAATAATGGTCAATTTGAATTCTTTGAACCACAAACAACTCAAGGAAAACAAACCACACAAATCATGAAGACGGGAGAAAACATGATGAAGAAAAATTTAGCTCAAAAGTTCAAAGATCTTGGCGGACAATTTGGATAAAAGTATATTTATATAAAATGAATAGGGAAGGTGTTTAGCCTTCCTTTTTTCATCTAAAAAAATTAAATTATTAACTATTAAAAGAAAAATTACACTAATGGAAATTTCAAATCAAATTTTGAGTGAAATTACGGTATATATGAAGTATGCCAAATACCTTCC